TTGGTGACTGCTTTCTTTTTTGGTGCAGTCTTGGCCGCTTTCTCCAACTGTAGTGCCTGGATGCCTTTTACTAAAACACCAGCCACAAAATCACCGTTTGGAAGATTATCGAGTACCCGAGCATATTGCCCTTGCCCCCTAATTGATTGAAACAATGCACGACTTTGCTCTGCATAGTCGCTGTCATCGTTTTTATTTAACCAGGGAAAGGATTGAGCGGTATCCTGTTGCCACTGAGCTTTTTGTTGCAAGTAGTTAACCCGTGCTGGAATCTTTTCAGTAAGGTACTCGTCTGCCTGAGTAAGGATATTGCGGATATCATCATCGCTATATTCCTTACCATCGACTTCTACATAATCCTTTCCGATATTCTGTAGGGCGAACTTCTTGGCGGCTTGGGCTTCCTTCTGCAACTTTTGTAGGTCTTCAAAGGTCTGAATATTTTCCAATTCAGGTTGGCCGGTTGCCTGCTCAGTAGGTTGGTTGTTGGATTTAAGAGATTGAATCTCGGCCTTGAGTGCCTCAGCAGTTTCTTCTGCTGACTTAGCCCGTGCGGTTAGTTTATTAACCTGCTTTAGGAGCTTCCCGACTGCCTTGGGAGGTTCTTCTTCAGACTCCTCCCTGGATTCTTCATCGTCTTGCTCGGTTTCTTCGGTATCTTCCTCTTCTTCGGAAAACTGTGAAAGAACATCTTCCTCTTCCGATGCTTCTGCCTCTTCGGACCCCTCGGTTTGTTCCGCTTTAGCCTCATCGTCAGATGCCTTCTGATCCTGTTCGACTTGGTCAACAAAGGATGCCGCCAAATCTTCCATGCTCATTGGGCCTTGCGCTTGATTGTCTTCTGCTCCCGTCTCAGCCGGAGCCTCGCTAATAACTGTTTCTGCCATAATTTCTCTGCGTTTGAAGAGTTCGCACTCTCTTGCGTTGTTCTGCGGAGTAGATACACCCCGCCAATGACAATTTTAGCAGATGAAAACGACAATTATTCAGGAAACTTTAAAAACTTCCCAATTTTCTAAAAACTTCTCATATTTCCCTCGGCTCTGCGGGTTGTGAGGGCATAGAGTTAATCGAATGCCCGACACTTGCAGGCATGGGATCAGGTACCAGCAGTTGCGAGGTTCCACATAGGCCGCCACCACATCAACTTTTGTACAATCGATTGGATCTTTTTCCTTGGATCCGGTGGCCGCAGTAACCATGTACCTACCTAACCCACCCCTGTTTTCTTTCATAAAGCCACCTGTACCTTTGACCTGCACCTTAAAGGCTCGGCCAGCCTGATTCATTACGATGCAGTCCTGCGGGAGGTAGTCCCCTAATGGGGTAAATACTTCGAGGCCATTCTTGAGTGCCTCGATGAAAAACTGCTGTTCGTAGAGGTTACCCTTCCTCTTCATCTTCGTCCGAAAGGTCTATCTCGCTCTCGAACTCCAATACATCCTCATCCAACCACTCGTTGAGATCGTCCATTGCAATCTTCGCCATGTCCATATCCTCAATATCAGACTCCTCCAGCCATCGATTTAATAAGGCTCGATGCTCGGTCTTGAATTTCTGATGAGGGGTCTCAGTCATCTTTCTCATCGATCAATGTTATAATGCGGTGAAAGGCGGCAATCTCACCCGATAGTCGGGCAAGTTTCTCGGGGCTGTCGATGTGCTGGTAGTCCATGAAGTCTACTAAGCACGATTCTTTCTGTTCTTTTATAAATCCTACTAAAGCCTTGAACTCAGTTAAGTCCTTCAGCCCAGCAACTGCGTCTTGTATGGTCATTTCTTTTTACGCTTTCCTTGGGATGCTTTGATCGCTTTTGCTGATGGATAGCCCTTATCTCCAGGCTTATTCATCCGCTCACCCGAGCCTGCTTTGATGCGTTTCTTCTTGGCGTCGATATTCGCCCATAGTCCAGGTTTCTTCTTTTTCATTACCATTTAACTTTATTAGCCCAATAAGCCGCAGATGTTTTACCCCTAGCGATATTCTTGGCGTGTCTGTCTTTGAAACTTTTACGCTTTTGTTTCATCGCTTGACTCTCACCCTTCTTTGGCTTTCCAGCAGTTTTAGCACCTTGTTCGCCAAATCGAATTAATTGATATTTATCCTTTTCGTTTTTGATAACAACTGCATGGGACTTGGTTGGGTGATTAGGTGTACGCTTGGGCTTATTCACCCCAGCGAACTTCATTCCTCTGTATGTTAAACTCATGCCGCTACTGCTGTTCCTGGTACATTGCCAGGGGCTGTCCCTAGCTGTCCGATCCGAGCATTCTGCTGTTGCTGTTGCTGGAACTCTAGCTGACTAGCATAGGTCTGTAGTCTCTTTGCAAAGTTCTCATCATTTTGGAGTCTCTCCTGAACATCGGTCGCTGGTATAGCTTCAGAGCCTTGGATGTACTGCTGTAATACTTGCAAGCGAAGCTGTGCATTTGCCCCCTGCTCAGGCGCATTAACAACCTGACCGGATGCGATCTTGGCGATGTCATTGGATGTCTCAATAATCTCCTTCGTTGTGGCTTCCTGTTCAGGCATAATAAGCTGACTTGCTAGGTTTGGATCAATCGCTTCCAGTACCTTGCGTAAATATACATCGAATCTCGCCTGACCGGTTCGATCATACTGTGCCATTAGCTTACCAACGGTATCCAGCTTTTGTATGACCTTTTCCTCGTCTGCATTCATCGAGTTCCATGAAATATTAAAATCATACAACTCCGCAGTTTCATCCAAGATAAGCTGTGCGCCTTGCTCGTTATTTGTTACCCGAAACCATATCATCGGTCCAGAATAAGTACGATCCAAGCACCACACTCTCTTGAGGATCTCCTTCCATCCATTCAGCCAGCAGTTTACCAGGTGCTGTTTAATCACATTGGCTTCCACCGCATCGTCAGGACCAGTCGCCCGACCGGTTATGCGATTACATAGCTTGCGGATATCCATCTCCACCTGTGTCGATGCTGGTGAATACCTCGGTGTCTCCACAAAGCCAACCTCTCCACGCCTACGCACAGGCAAGAATGCACCTGGGCCCAAACGCTCGGGCCTCCGGCCAATCGGATATTCCACAGCGGGGAAAGTGGTCATGCTTGCCTGGTCACGCCGCGCATCCATCTCTGTCTTGGCCGCAATCTGATAACTCTTGAGCAACTCAGGGTATCCGCGAGAGTCCAATAAACGATGATTTAAATGCTCTCTCGTGATACATACAAATGGATATCTTCCCTCGTCATACCCGACAGGCTCATGAAACCCTGCCTCTTCCATCTCCTCGGTCCAGCAGGTCTTGGTAACTACAGGTACATCATCCTCATCTAATTCCTTACGATAAGTAGTAATAACTTTAATCAATCCCTCGTAGTGCTGGCTTCCATAATTGTTCCCATAGTCATAGGACATCATGGAGTCGGAGTATCTCTCCTCCTCGTAAAAATCTTTAGCCTTCTCAATAGCTTCATCGATCCACTTGGCATCCCATCCCTCATTGACCTTCTGCTTGAGGGCTTCAGGTGTATAGTAATGCAAGCAATGTATTGACCTGGCACTTTCCAAATCGATCACATTGCTGTCCACGATCAATTCCCGCCCAAGCTCATACGCTTTGACTGCCGGACGATTGACGACCACTTTTTCGGTCGGAATTTCGCTCTCACCTGTCTTGCGAAGTTCGTTAAGCATCTTCTTGACCCTACGCTTCTTCAGCTTCGGGAACAGCGGATAAAACATCTCCTCAACACCCTCCTTCATCTCAGGGTCTTGGATAGCCATAGCCAGTTCAGGCGATTGCTCCGCAATTTGGTCCAAACTAATAGGCTCAAACTTCCTCGTCTTCTCCTGCTTCCAGTATGTGCCGAAAAAGGTCAGTCCATTCTGCAATAAATAATTTGCCCCAATGGATGACTCCCTCATCAGTTCATCCATCGTACCCATTCGCCACTTCAAAAATTCACTCACCAGCTTGGCAGATGCTATGTCGCCGCTCTCCACAGGCGCGGCTACCAGGTTGGCCTGCGACAGGGCCTGCGTGAGAGTCGCGACATCCCCATCAATCAGAGGGTTGATAACGCCAGCGTCCAGGTCACTTGCACCGTCAAATGGAAAGGCTTCAGGGCCATGCTTCTTGCCATCTCCACTCTTACCCGCCCATTCGTTAAAGCGAACCTCCCGAGCATCCTCGGCTTTATCCATCCACCAACTAAGGTTTGCTTTTGCCCGTTCAAAATCCTCTTTAAGCCCATCCACATCGGGCTTTTCC